TACGGACGAGAGAGATGAACCGGGATATTGTCGAGCTACGGGAGATCATTCAAAAACTGGTTCCACTGCTTGCAGGTCGAGGCCTCACGGTGACGCAGATCGGCACCCAGGCCTATGTCTCGACCAATCCGCAGACAAAGATTCCTGAGCGCGTCAATATTCCGAGCATTCCGGACAATGCGGCACCGGAATTTGTTCGTGCGATCCAGGGCTTCATCGACCACGAGGTCGCCCACGTTCTCTATACCGACTGGAAGCAGTATGGAGCGGCGGGCGGCCTGAGTGCAAAGGATCTGCGCGATCCGAAGAAGCAGCGCTTCATGAACCTGCACAACATCGTGGAAGACACGATGATCGAACGGCGCATGGTTGCCGACTTTCCTGGTTCCGCACGTAACCTGTCCGATACCCGCAAATACTTCCTCGAGAAGGTCACAAAGAAGGCCCTGGCGACGGCAAAGGACGAAAAGGACGCCTTTCGCTATCTGCTTGTGCCGCTGATGCGAGCGCTCGCCGGCCATGAGGAAATGCAGGAGTTCATGGACGAAGGGGGGTATTGGAAGAACCCCTACATTGATGCGGTGGTCAAGGGGCTGAAGCCGGAGACGCTGGACCTTCTCAAGACCTGCACCACGACGGCCGAAACGCGCGTGATCGCCGAGGAGCTCGAGGGGATCATCTATCCGGCGCAGCAGTCGCCGGCTTCTGCGAACGCTGATCCCGACGAGGACGGCGATGAAAGCGAGGACAAGCCTGATCAGAAGGCCGGTCCCGGCAATGGCACTGGAGCCCGCGACCACGACGACAGCGATGGTCAGGAGCCTGGAGACGATGACGAGAGCTCCGGCACGACGATCACGATCTCCGCTGGCGGCACTGGTGATGAGGAAGAAGAGGAAGGCGGCAACAAAGAGAAGGAAGACAACAAGACCTCCGACGGCGACGCGAAGCCTGATGCCGACGATGATGAAGGTGAAGGTGAAGCGGACGGAAAGTCGAACGGGCCGGGCGACGACGAAGATGGTGAGAGCGCGGAAGGCTCAGGTGAAGGCGAAGGGAGCGAAGACAACGACGACGGTGACGAGAGCGGAGAAAGCAAGTCCGCTCCTCAGAACGGTGTAAGCAAGTATCGCACTGAAGGCGCTGACGGTGGCGGTGTCGGCGACATAAGCGACGACGATACCGAGCACCAGGGCGGCGGTGGTGGCGTGGGCAACGCTGCGTCGAAGGCGGTCTTTGACTACGACGACCGCGACTTCGAGGAGGTCGATATGTCCAAGCAGATTGCCATCCTGATCTCGGATGAGGCGGTCGCTGCGATGGATCCGAGCCAGTATCTTGTGCTCACCCGTGAAATCGACAGGATCGAGCATGTGAAGGTGCCGCCGAACATCAAGCGGGAATGGGTTCCGAGAATGGAAGAGGAAGTTGCGTCGATGACCAGTCGCATGACGAAGGACATCGAGCGGATGCTTGCCTCGCAGAGCCACGTCATTCGCACGCCCGGGCACCGCAAGGGCAAACTTCATGCCCCCTCGCTCTATCGTGTGTTGCAGGGTGATCCTTGTGTTTTCACGCAGAAGCAGGAGCACACCTCGAAGGACACGGCGGTGACGCTTCTGTGCGACAACTCCGGCTCGATGGGCGGGGAAAAGATGAAGCTCTGCATGATTTCGGCGTTCGCCCTCTCGCAGGTGCTGGATCGCGTCAAGATCGCGCATGAGGTCATCGGATTCACGACCGGCGGCTGGTATAACATGCCCGAGACGCTGCGTGATGCGATCGACAGGGAGATGGCCGCATCCAAGATACGTTGGGATCGTGTCGAGCCGATCGTGATGCCGATCTACAAGGATTTCGAGGAGCGTATGTCGCCACAGGTGAAGGAGCGCTTCGCCTACATGATGTTTGCCCAGCCTGGTCTGAACGGCAACATCGACGGCGAGTCCCTCGAATATGCTGCAATCCGTCTGTTGAAGCGGCCCGAGAAGCGCAAGGTGATGCTTGTGCTCTCGGACGGTCAGCCGGCCGGCTCCTACAAGTCTGGACCGCATCTGTCCTACATGGTCAAGCACCTTGAGGAGGACTTCAACATCGAGTGCATCGGCATAGGCATCATGGATAAGTCCGTGAAGCGCTTCTATCCCAAGAATGTGGTCATCAATGACGTGAAGGAGCTGCCGACAACCGTCATTGGGGAGATCAGAAAGCTCCTCATGTAGCCGCATGGGTAAGTATGCGGCTACTTACAAAATCGCTTGTCTCCCACGCAGAAAGTAAGTAAGCATTTAACAAAGCGCTACGCGACAGCGCAAATTGATCAGAGGGTAGCAAATGACCGATACCGCAGTTCTCACCACTGCTGACGAGGCAGTGGACGATCGAATCGTGTGCCATGTGGACAATCAGCGCGTCCACGTCATCAAGACTCACCTTCAGAAGCACCATCCGGAATGGACGATCGAGCGCTACATGGCGGAGTTTCCGGGCGCGCCGCTCATGTCCAAGACGGCAGAGGAGCTGCTCAAGAAGCGTGAACGGGAGAAGGCAGAGGCAGCCAAGCGCGCGGCCGAACAGACAGAAACGCGCGCCGCTCTCATGACCAGCTTTGGCGACGGCAGTGGTGTTTCGCGCAGCTCGGTTGTGGTCAAACAGGAGTTCTTTCACGAGGTCTTCGAGCTTGGCAAGGCGTCGGCAGCACTGAACGCGAAGGGTCAGCCGATCCCGATCTCCATCCTGACCGGGCACGATCCCGAGTCTGAGAACTACATCCCGGATGTGGACCGGAACTACATCTTCAACATCGACCTGTTGAAGAAGGTCATTGTCGGGCTCCAGCTCAACATGCCGATCTATCTCTGGGGTATGCACGGCACCGGCAAGACCACCGTGCTTGAGCAGGCCTGCGCGAGAACGCGCCGTCCGTTCATGCGCGTCCAGCACACCATCAACATGCAGGAGTCCGACGTCCTGGGCCAGTGGACGGTCAAGGATGGTCAGACAGTCTTCCAGCTTGGGCCGCTGCCGCTCGCCATGCTCAATGGCTGGTTCTACTGCGCCGACGAATACGACTTCGCCATGCCGTCCGTGACGGCTGTCTATCAGCCGGTGCTTGAAGGCAAGCCGCTCGTCATCAAGGATGCACCTCCGATCTTCCGCAAGATCGTGCCGCATCCAGAGTTCCGCTTCGGCGCGACCGGAAACACGAATGGCTCTGGCGACGAGACCGGCCTCTATCAGGGCACCCTCGTTCAGAACGCCGCGAACTACTCGCGCTTCAAGATCACCGAAGAGGTCAAGTATATGGAGCCGAAGATCGAGGAGTCGATCCTGGTGTCCGTGACCCGGATCGACAAGGCGACTGCGACCAAGATGGTCAAGTTTGCGAACGATGTCCGCAAGCTGTTCGCCGACGGCAAGATCTCCATGACCATATCGCCGCGTGAGCTGATCTCGGCAGCACAGATCGGCATCGCTTACGGCGCGAACTTCGTGCTTGGGCTCGAGCTGGCTTTCGCCAACCGTCTGACGCGCGTGGATCGCAAGACTGTCCAGGAATACCTCCAGAGGCTGATGGGCGCATGAGCGAGAACTATCGAGATCCGAAGGCATCGGAGGCGCGTATTCGCGCCTTCGCCCGTCGCGTTCTCCGGCGTGTTCATGCGCTGGGTGCCAAGACTGCCACTCTCGATGACATCGAACAGGAACTCTGGATCGCCTGGTGCAAGGCAGTTGAGGCATATGACCCGAAGGGAGGAGCGTCTTTTCAGACGTTCCTCTACAGGGGCATGCAGAACCACATCAATCGCTACGTGGAACAGCAGTATGAGCGGTTCCACGAGCAGACCGTTGCCCTGGCGCTCGATGCTGCACCGTCAGACGATGTTGAGGACGGCAGCCTCATCGACATCATTCCGGATGAGTCCGTAAACTTCGACAGCGAACTGGAAAACGAGGATGCGTTCCAGTTCGCCATCCAGAAGTTGTCGGAGCGCGCCAGGATTTTCGTGCAGCTTCTCAAGGACCAGCCGACGGAGCTCGTTAAGGAGTTCCAGAAGCTGCACATTCGCGGTGAATACGCTCGAAAGATCGGCGTTCCCGTCATCACCCCTCAACGCATGACCGCCTACATCATCTTCGACTTCATGGGTGCGAGCCGGCACGAACGGACGCAAATCCTCGCGGAAGTCGAGGAGCTTGGCAAATACATGATCGCTAGGTTGAACCCCTGATGTATGAAGTCCCGCCCTTCTCGCCCGGCTGCTTCGGGTCTGCAATCGCGTTTCGTAAGGAAGACATGGTGTGCCAGGCTTGCCCCTTCGCCGAGAAGTGCGAGGTGGCGCATGAAATCACCCTGAAGGCTCTGCGCGAGCGATACGGCATCAAGCCGCCGCAGCCGCGCACTGCGCAAAGGGCGAAGAAACAGGAGGCCCACACGGCCGATCCCGCAGCAACTGTGCTGCCCAAGAAGGCGCGGGAACTCATCGAGCGGCTCGACCGGAGCCAGATTGACATCTGCGGCTCGCTCAGGCGCGGCGTCAATCCGTTCGGCAAGGGGCTGAATTTCATGCGGATCGCCTGTCACATCCTGCTACGCGCCTCTGCCCCGTTTGATCGCGAGTTCCTGAGCGCTGCCTTTGTCAAGGCGCTCGGCTGGCAGAAGAACACTGCCGATGCACACGCGCGCATGGCGATCATGGCGCTTACGCACGTTGGTGCGATTGAGAACCGTGATGGCCTGATTTCCCTGCGAAAGGCATGACGAACAGCCGGATGTCGTTCCGGTCATTCCAAGCGTTATTCCACTGGACAAGCAGACATGTATTCCATCCTTGCAGCTCGAACCGACTTCTCGATTGGCGAGTCTATCCTTTCCACCGAGGATCTGATCCAGAAGGCTGTCGATGCGGGGCAGCGTGCCGTTGCGCTCACCGACACGATGAGCGTCACGGGCATGATCGACTTCACCAAGCGCGCCAAGAAGGCGGGGTTGAAGCCGGTCATCGGCACGAGGCTGCGTCTTACCGATGATCCGACCTGGCGGCCCGCCAAGGGCGAGAAGAAGAAGCACATGCCGCGCTCCTACTTCCTGACGATCTACGCGCTCAAGGAAGCGGGCATGAAGGCGATCTTCCGGCTGCTGACCCTCGCCAACAGCGACGACCGCTTCTACTACGAGCCGAAGCTCGGCTTCGACGACCTCCTCAACGAGCTGCGCGAGCTTGACCGGGGCGATGTGGCGATCGTTCTGGGCGATGCCCACTCGGTCCTGGAGCATCCGGAACACGAGAAGATCGTGGGCGACATTCGTCCGCTCGTGGAGCACTTCTACGCGCCGCTCATTCCGGTCAACACGCCTTATTACGGCCGGCTGAACCAGATTGCCATTGACCTCATTGAAAAGGGCATCTGTGCGCCAATCGTCGTGCGCCCGGCCTTCTACGGCCAGGGCGAAGCCGATGCGCAGGAAATCATGACGGCGATCGCATCGAACGTGAAGGTGTCCGATCCCTGGTTCCTGTCGCGCTTCAACCGTGACTTGCACGTGGTCTCCGTGAGGGAGCTAGTCGATCACATCAAGTTGGCGGTCGAACACCTGAACAAGCGCGGTGTTGCAAATGGCGGTCTGCACTTCAAGGAAGGTCTCATCAATACGGGCAGGCTCGTCGCCGCGGTAGAATACGAATGGACAAAGCAGCAGGTCTCGCTGCCGCAGATGGCACCGGACGAGTTCAAGGCTGTCGTGGAGGCCTGCAAGGAAGGCTGGACCAGGCGCTTCAAGGACGAGGTGTTCGGACACCGGCCGACGGATGAGGAACTCGAAAAGGTCTACAAGCCGCGTCTTGCCTATGAGCTGTCCGTGCTCAAGCGGCTGAATTTCTCCGGCTACTTCCTGCTTGTGCAGGATGTGGTGCAGTTCGCCAAGAAGAACGGCATTCTTGTCGGGCCTGGTCGCGGCTCTGTGGGCGGCTCTCTGGTTGCTTACCTCATGGGCATCACGGAATGCGACCCGATCCGGTTCGGATTGCTGTTCGAGCGCTTCATCAACCCTGAACGTATCGACCTGCCTGACGCCGACCTCGATTTCATGTCGGAGCGTCGTCACGAGGTGATCGAGTATCTGATCAAGAAGTATGGGGCCAATCGCGTGGCCGGCGTGTCGAACTTCGGCACGTTGGGCGCTGCATCTTCGATCCGGGACGTTGGTCGTGTGATGGAGATCCCCGAGCGCGAATATTCCGTGTCGAAGTATGTGCCGAAGGTTCATGGACAGCCGGTGCCGCTGCCTGAAGCGAAAGAGGTAGTGCCCGAGATTGCCGCTTTCGCCGACAAGTATCCGGAGATTTGGCAGGTCATGGAGCGTCTTGAAGGCTCGCTTCGCAATCTCTCGCAGCACGCCGCAGGTGTCGTTGTCGCCGGGTGCGATCTTGTCGAGCGCGCCGTCATCGAGCCGCGCAAAGACGGCAATGTGGTCTGTTGGGACAAGCGCATCGTTGAGGATCAGGGCCTGGTCAAGATGGACGTGCTGGGGTTGAGCACCCTCGACCAGATCAAGCTCACGCTGGACTACATTCGCGAGCGACACGGCACCGTGCCGGATCTCATGCGTATTCCGCTTGATGATCAGAGGGTGCTCGAGAATTTTGCCAAGGGCAACACGACGGCCATCTTCCAGTATGAAGGAGGCTCCGCTCGCCGTATGCTCAAGGAAATGGCTCGAAATGGCATTCCCCTGACATTCGCCGATGTTGCAGCGGTGAGCGCTCTGAACCGGCCGGGCCCGCTCGAAGCGGGTCTGGATCGGCTTTACATCGAAAATCGCGACGGGACGAGCACGCCAACCTATGTGAGCCCGCACATGGAAAACGCCCTGAAGGATACATTCGGGGCGATCGTATACCAGGAACAGGTCATGCAGATTGCGAAGGATCTGTCGGGCTTCTCGGGTTCTGAGGCCGACGTCCTGCGCAAGGCCATCGGCAAGAAGGATGCCGATCTGATGGCCGAACAGAAGGAAAAATTCATTGAGGGTGCTGTATTGGGCTACATCGAGGTCACACTTGAGGATGGAACCGTAAAGAAGGTTCACCGGGCAGCGAAGTTCCCGGTTCATGAAGCAGAAGGGCTGTTCACGGTCGAGGAGATCTACGCCAGGGGATATACCCTGAAGGTTTCTCTGTGACCTTTGAGATAAGTAAGTAGTTACTGAAGGCTGGCTGGAAGTTCGGTGTCAGTCTCAGCCTGAAAGATTTATCGGAGTTGCGGACGTGAAAATCGCCAGTGTGAAACCGCTGAATGACGGCATAGACCGGGCCGACGCAGAAACGTTGTGGAAGGACATTGAGGGTTTCGCAGCCTATTCCTTCAATCGCTCGCACACGGTCGAATACGCGCTGGTCTCCTACCAGGCGATGTATCTCAAGACCTACTATCCGGTGGAGTTCTATGCCGCAGCACTGTCGATCATGAAGGAGGACAGGCTGCTAGGCATCATCCGTGATGCGAAGGAAGCGGGTATCGAGGTTTCTATGCCCGACATCAATGTCTCAACCGACAGGTTCGAGATCGCAACGTCGGCGCGGCTCGTGATCCCGTTCCAGCGCATCAAGGGCATCAGCGACAAGGCAACAAAGGCCATTCTCGAGGCGCGCAAGGCAGGTCCGTTCAAGGACAAGGCCGACTTCATCGCTCGCGTTGAGAAGCGCACCGTGAACGTCCGCGTCCAGAACGCGCTTGATCGTGTCGGGGCGTTCGCTCGCGTCGAACCGGGCCAGCTCCCGGCGAACGATCCCGCGCGCGTCAAGGATCAGATCGAGCTCCTGCCGGGGCTGATTGCGGCACACGTGCCGATCACACGCGAAATGCACCGGGACAAGCTGACGAAGGCGGCTATTGCCGAGGTGGTCGATGAGTATCGCGCCAATCACGGCCCGGCGGCGTCTGAAGTGGACGGTCATCCCGTCAAGCCGTTCTTCGGCAAGGATGCGGACGCGATGATCATCTCCGATGCGCCCGGCAGCGAGGAGGACAGTCATGGGCTCATGGGCTTCTCCAACTCGACCGGATCAGTGATTGAGGCGATGGCCGAGGTAAACCTGTCCCGCGACAACTTCTACTGGACGGCGCTCATCAAGCGGCCCAAGCGCGGCAAGCAGGTCTCTCCGGAAGAGATCGCGACCTACCTGCCCTACCTCAAGCGCGAGATCGAGATCCTCAAGCCTCCGGTCATTGTGCTCCTGGGCTCGCAGGCGGTGCGCACGTTCATTCCCGACTTCAAAGGCAAAGCGTCCGATGCTGCCGGCGATGTTGTCTACTCCGAAGAATACGACGCCAACTTCGTCATTGGTTTCAGTCCCGGCGAAATCTGGCACGACCCGGAGAAGCAGACGAACATGAACCGGGTGTTCGCGACTGTCGCCGAGCTTCTTGTGTAGCCGCGAGAAGCCGCGACATGTCGCGCGTATACGAGTGTCAGAAGCATTCGAGAGGCCCCAATGAGTAACGATGATCCGGACAGGGATTTCGCCAGGTTGCTCGGTTACACGACTGCCGGCTTCATGCGAGCCGAGCCCATTTGGTTGCAGATAGAGGAGGACATCCGCAAGGACGCAGAGGCCCGGCGTAGAGAAATCGAGCAGCACTACAAGGACATGAGGAACTTCGGGATTTTCTGATGGAGCAGAACATGAGCGAGCCCACAACGGCAGACACAGCAGTGACCCAGAGCGCCTACAGGGTGAAGAACTTCATCGACGCCGACCAGCTCCGGCGAGACCTGGCATTTTCGGACACCGATCTGTCCTCAGCGATGATGGAACAGGCGGCGATGTTCGCTCATTACGGCGTTCTGGCCGCAGAAGCAGCGCGCCAGGTGGATGTCGTCAAGCTGCTTCTGGAGAACACGGAGGCGGCTGTCTCGAAACTGATCCGCGACGAGATCGCAAGCACCGGCGAGAAACTCACCGAGGCGGCGATTGCCGCGCGCATTGCGCGCCATCCGCGTGTGATAGCCATGAAGAAGGCGCTGAACGAGGCCAAGCGTGTTGAGGCAACGGCCAAGATTGCGGTCGAGTCCTTCCGGCACCGGCGCGACATGCTGGTTCAGATGGGGCTCATTTCTCGTGAAGAAATGAAGGGAGAGCTGCGGATCGCGGAGAAGAACATTCACGAGAAAAGCCTCGAGTTGCTGAAGCAGAGGTTTCTTGAACAGCATAAGGGACTGGACACATAAACTGCTGCATTCCATGAATTTTCTGCTATATTGTAAGTAAGCGATTACTTCTTGCGGTTCGCATGAAGGCGTATCTGGCAAGCAAGTTCCCGCTCAGAGGGATGAGCACTTCCAAGAAAGTCTCGTCTATAAAGAAAATAGCTGAATAGCTAGATAGCTATCTAGCTAGGAGGCAGGCACAAAGCACGAAAGCACGAAAGGTAAAGCACATGGCTCTTAATCCTGCACTTCGGAAGATGGTCGCTCAGGCAAAGGCGAAGTATGCCGGCAATGCCGGAAGTGCCATCAAGCCGAAAGAGGGCCGCAACGTATACCGCATTCTCGCTCCGACTCCGGACATCGCACCCTGGGTTGGCGAGAACGGTCAGTTCTGGGCCGACCTCGGTGTTCACTGGATCAAGGCAGAGCCGAACGGCAAGCCTATCGCTGTCGTTGGTGATTGTGACATCTGCTATCAGCAGCCGTCGGTCCTGAATGCCGCAATCGAGATGGCGATTTCAAAGGCGCTCGATGAGGACAGCAAGAAGCTCTACCAGGAGTGGAGGGCTCGCAAGTCGGTTCTGATCAACGTAATTGATCGCTCGACCGGCACCGAAGAAATCCTCGAGCTGACGCCGACCACCTTCGGTAAGATCCTCGACCTTATCGAAATGTATGCCAACGAGGACGTGGACATCCTCGATCCTCAGACCGGATGCGACATCATCATCACGCGCACCGGAAAGGGCCTCAACACCAACTACGAAGTGGCTGTTGCACCGCTCGCTCCCGGCAAGAAGTTCGAGCCGGTCACGAAGGAGCAGCTTGCCCGTGCGAAGAACCTCCACGAGTTCATCGCCCAGAACTACTTCCGCGGTGAGGAACAGAAGGCGCTCAATGCGATCGCCCAGATCGCCGGCATCGCAGTCCCTCGTCTGACTGCCGGAGGCGGTGGTTCGATTGGTGCAATCGAGGCGTCTCCGACCGTTGCGCGCACCCCGACCGCTGCATTGACCGCTCAGTCGGCAGTTGTTGAAGGTGCAACGGTTGAACAGGCACCCTCGCCTGCCGCTGCTCCGGCGGTTGACGCAGAGGTCGCTGCCGCCGCTGCACGTCGCGCCGAACTTCTGCGTCGCCAGCAGGAAGCGCAGCGCGAGCTGGAGGAGCTTGAGCGGGCGTCCGCAACCGTTGCTGCGCCCACCGCAACCGCAGCCGCTCCGACGCAGGCGGTTATGCTCGACCAGGCCGAAGCTGACGCAATCCTGGCCGAACTTGATCAGCTCACCAACGGCTGATCCGGTAGTCGTCCCGGCGCTTGTCCCCTCTGGGCGCCGGGCTTTTGCCCTCATGTCGCGGTGAGGGTCGGTGGTGGCGCTAACGTCCCGGCGTCACCGCCCATTTTCTCAAGAGGCTTCAATGGCACAAAAGCTACTGCTGATCGACGGCAACAATCTCGGGCACTACTACAACAACTCCAAGCCTCTCACGATTGGTTCGCTCAAGGTTCAGGCGATCTACAATTTCCTGAAGGGAATCCGTCAGTTCGTGGCACTGTTTCAGACTCACAAGCCGATTGTGATCTGGGACGGAGCCTCCTGGCGGCGGATGATGTTCGCCGAATACAAAGAGAACCGGGAGCGGCGCGAGACCAAGAGCGAGATCCGCCTTGCCAAGCTGAAGGACGAATACAAGCTACAGGTGCCCTACATCAAGAAGGCCCTGCGGATGCTCGGCATCGCACAGGTCTCGGCACTAAACATGGAAGCCGATGACCTCGGTGCAATTCTGACGGATCGCTGCATCGCAAATGGCGGAAGCGTCGTGTTGTTGACGGGCGACAAGGACTGGCTTCAGCTTGTAGGCCCGGGCGTCGTGTGGCGGGATCCGATCCACGACAGGGTTGTCACGGAGAAGAACTTCAAGGACTTCACCGGGCTCGACACAACGCGCCAGTTCGTCGAGATGAAGGCTTTGGCCGGCGACAGCGGCGACAACGTTCCCGGTGTGGGAGGTATTGGCGAGAAGGGCGCGATCGAGTTCCTCAACAAGTATGGCTCGTTCACGAACTTCACTAATGGAGTGCTGTTCGAGAAAACCATCGACTTCGACACGCTGCCCAAGAAGTTCAAGGCACTCGTCGAGGACGAGGAAAAGACGATCATCTTCTCCCGGAACATCGACCTCGTGGATCTGCGCACACCGCGGCGGCCGATCCCGCTCAATCTCCAGATTGATCACGGGGAGCCTGACGCGACGAAGTTCCAGCGGTTCTGCGAGATTCTGCTGTTCAATTCCATCACGAAGAACCTCTCCGACTGGCTCGCTGTATTTCCCGCGTTTCGCGAGCCTCTCCATGCGACCGCTTGAGGCCGCATGGTTTCCTTTGTCCGCTTCTGTAAGTAAGGAGTTACTATGAGCAAGCCCGAAGAAATCATGAAGGCGCTCGTTGGGGTCATCGGCAAGAATGACGAGGAGGCAACGGTCCGGCACTTTCTCGACACCGGCTTCCCGCCGCTGAACCACGCATCCAGCTCCAACTGGAACAACGGTCTGCCGGTTGGCCGTCTGGTCGAGATCGCCGGTCCGCCCTCTTCAGGCAAAACGGCGATCGCCACGCGCGCAATGGCTGCCGCCCAGGCCGCCGGCGGCGTTGCCGGCTTCATGGATCACGAGCGTTCCTTCTCCATGACGCTGGCGCCGAAACTCGGCCTCGACACCACCCCGGGCCGCTTCATCTACAAGAAGCCGAAAACCTTCGAGGAGTCCGTTGCCATCTTCCAGCTCGCCGTCCAGACGATCCGCGACAAGAAGCTGATCGACAAGGACGCGCCGATCGTGTGGGTTTTCGACTCCCTCGCAGCGATGGTGCCCCAGTCGGTTCTGTTCGACGCAAAGGGTAAGGAGCGCTCGGCCGAGGATCGCAACATGAACGACAACACGGCGCTCGCGCGCGCCACATCGGCCCACTTTCCGGCCGTTGCAATGATTGCGGAGCAGTATGACGCACTGGTGATCTTCCTCAACCAGTTCCGCAAGAAGATTGGGGTCTGTCACCGCTACGACACGCCGGTAATCCTTGCTGATGGTTCATCGGAATACATTGGCAAAATTGTAAACAATAAGAAGCCTGTGAGCGTTTTGACCGTGAACGAGCGGACCGGTGAGGTTGAAGCGAAGACGGTAACGCAGTTTCACAAGAACCCGATGGATCAGGATGGCTATTGGATAAACGTTAAGACGACCGGCGGTCGCAATGGCTTCCGCAGCGCGATGTCCACGCCTAATCATAGCTATTTTACTCAGCGCGGAGAAGTGCGCGCGGATGAGTTGGTTGTTGGCGACCAGATCGTAACGTTGGACGTTCGCTACTTCACGGATGAGCAGCACGAGATCATCCTTGGCTCAATTCTTGGCGATGGAAGCCTGCGCTTCGAGAAGAATGGTCCGCGTGGGTATCTGCGTCTCGCGCATGGTCCGGCTCAGGCGGATTATCTTGTTTGGAAAGCTGAACAGCTTGATGCAGCGGTCTATCACCGTAGAACCGTGTCGAGCGCCGATACTTTGCGCAGTCTTGAGTTTGCGCCTTATCGGTCGATCATCAAGTCCAAAGGTCTCGTCTGTGTCCCGACCGAGTGGGTTGAAAAGTTGACACCTAGGTCGGTCGCGATCTGGTTCCTGGATGATGGTCACTACCGTCAGACCAAGCGTTGGGGACATGGCGCTTATAGCATCGCCGCCAAGCTGCTGTCGAAAGCTAACCTGCAGGAAATCGCGGACAAGCTTGAACAGCTTGGTATGGGCAAGGCGACCGTGAGTCCCGGCAAGGGATTGTTCTGGTTCGGAGATCAGGCGGCGCTCTTTGGACGTGCCATCGCACCGTTCACTCCGGAGTGCATGAGCTATAAACTCAACCATCAGATCGAGGAGCGCAGTCGGTGCGCTGTTGCTAAGATGGAGCCGCGCCGCGAAACCTACCTGGCGGATGTAATTAGCGTGGATCGTGTTCCGATTAAAAAGGATCAGCGTTCTGAACGCTTCAAGTATGACATTGGCGTGGAAGGAAACCACAACTACTTCGTCAATGGCATGTTGGTCCATAACAGCTTCGGCGATCCGCGCAAGACGACAGGTGGTGACTCGCCCGAGTTCTATTTCTCGCAGCGCCTGTGGCTGTCGGCCTCACAGATCAAGAAGGGCTCCGACATCATCGGCATGGAAGTGACGGGCAAGTTCGTCAAGAACAAGGTCACGCGGCCGTTCCAGGAGGCAAAGTGGCGCTTCATGTTCCAGCCTGACGGCACCGGCCGCTTCGACGCGGAGCGTTCACTGATCGACTTCCTCGAGGAGAACGGCTGGATCGACAAGGGCACGAAGGCCGGCACTGTCGTTTGGGATGGCAAGCAGGTCACGAAGGAGGCACTTGCCCGGCAGATCGAAGCGGAAGGTCCGGCCGGCTTCGCAAAGCTCAAGGCGCTGCTGCCTGCAAGCTACGAGCCGGAGGTCGTGGCGAGCATTCCGGATAGCGACGACGATACGGATTTAGCTGCCTAGCTAGATAGCTACTTGATTATCCCCGTTCCCGTTCTGCTATACACGTGGAAAACGAAGCAGAACGGGAACACATGAAGGTAATCTCTATTTCGCAACCCTTCGCATCGCTGATCGTGAAGGGTTTCAAGGTTTGTGAAACGCGAACGTGGCCTGCGCCCGCATCTATCATCGGACAGGAGCTTGGGATTGCATCCACGAAGACGGTGCGCCCGGACGCCTGGGCTCACGTCGAGATGCCTGAGTTCCAACGGTTCTATGAGCAGACCGGATTGCCACCCGTCGAGGAGCTGGTTTGCGGTCATTTGCTCGGATCGGTCATCGTGGATTCCGTCGAGCTGATGACCGAGGAATACCTTGACGACGTGTCCGACGAGGAGAAGGCATATGGCTGGTGGAACCTGGGCAACTACGCCTGGAGGCTGCGCAATCCGCGTGAGCTGAAGGTTCCGATCGCCATCCGCGGGGCGCAGGGCATCTACGACTGGAAAGGGGTGATGCCCAGTGAAGAGGAAGAACGTCAAGCGATTGGTGCGGAAAGGCCGGCGGATATACGGCGGTGTCTACGAGCTGTCTGATGGACGCGAGGTCTATCTCGCCTGGCGCAAGCAGTCTGAAATCTTTAGGTCGGGCGAAAGGACCACCTCAGACGCCTTCGTGAAGGGCACCGCGGCGTGGGCCCTTGATGACGAGACGCTGCTCAATCTGCGGCTGGAGGGCATCGAACTGGTGGGCGTGCTGGTCAAGGAAACGCTTGATATATACCTCACCCATATCTCCAACTTCTTCGACCAGACCAAGGCCAAGGTGCTGAATTACGAGGCGCGCGGCGGTGCGTTGCAGCGCTGCCTGCCGGTCACTTTCTTTCACGTCATGCTGGGTTCGACGCGGATCAAGTANGCCCCGCGTCACTTCCAAGACAACATCGCTATAATGATAGTAAGTNAGTAGTTACTTANCGACGAGGAGNCCATGAAATACGCTGTCCTGTCCGACATTCACGCGCACAATTGGAGCGTGTTCTCGTCGGTCGATGGGCGCGGTGTGAACACGCGCCTGGTCCACACGCTTGAGGAGATGAAGCGCG